AACAGGCAAATACAGATGCATGTATTCGCTTTATGGAAATCCTCAAAGAAAATGGCTATGAGCCAATCTATTACAGCTATAAGCCATTCACACTCAATAATATTTATTATGATCAGATTCTTGAGAAATTCCCAAACAGTCTTTGGATTGCCGGCTATGGCTTGAACGATGGGAACGCTGACTTTGAATATTTCCCATCCATGGATGGTATTCGCTGGTGGCAATACTCAAGCAATCCGTTTGACAAGAATATAGTGTTACTAGATGACGATGAAGAAGATATTTTGATCAGCAAAAACACTAGTACAGACATTGATACCGTAGCAAACGAGGTCATTCAAGGCCTTTGGGGCAACGGACAAGAACGTTTCGATAATCTAACAAATGCCGGATATAATGCGCAAGCAGTTCAAGATACAGTCAACAACATTTTAAACGGCGAAACAACAAGTGACAGCGCTAATTCAGATCTTGATAGCGTAGCGAATGAGGTCATCCAAGGGTTATGGGGTAACGGTCAAGAGCGTTATGATAGCTTAACAAGAGCGGGATACGACGCACAAGCTGTGCAAGATAGAGTTAATAGTCTCTTGAATGGTGGAAACGATATTTCAGACCTCGAAAGTGTGGCAAACGAGGTCATTCAAGGCCTTTGGGGCAATGGGCAAGAACGTTTCGACAACTTAACAAACGCTGGTTACGATGCACAAGCTGTACAAAATCGAGTTAATGAATTGCTTTCTTAACGAACTGACTAAAAAAACCTGTATAAAATCAAAAATATTGTACACTAGACCGCAGGCTCAGGCTTGCGGTTTTTTTGTTTGCAATAATAAAAGCAGTGACCGAAATCACTGCTTATCAGCTGTAGCAAATTCATAGAGCTTTTCTGCCGTTAGAAGCGCCATTTTGTCCATGCTTGTTTTTCCTTTTCTGAGGTCAGAAACAGTAGTCCAAGGAACTCCAGCGCCTTGCGAAATAGCAGATGTAGACATCGGGCTGTCTAATAATTCTTGAATAATTTTTCTCATACTTATTTGTCCTTTTTATTCTTTAGATAAATATATACATTGACTGCAATTATAAAAATAGCTATTGCACTAACCATTGCTTTTCCTCTTTTCATTTGATAAAATAGAGGTGTGAGGGGCTTTCGCCCCCACCTCTTAGCGTTTACCTTTTTCTTTTGCGGGAGTTGGGTTTACGCTTTTTGTTTTGCCTTGCGACTGTTATTGCAGTCACCAGACTTGCTATAGCAGTTACTGTTTCAGGGATATTATCTATCGCCTTTTCAAGTAACCTAAGCCAATCTTCTTTGTTCAACTTCCTCACCTCCTTTCCTTATCTTGATTATATTATATCACGGTATACCGAGAAAGTCAAGCGTTTTGATAAAGTTTTTTTAAATTTTTTCAAAAAAAATAGACCTTGTCCAGAGGTCGGGGAGTTGGAGGGGACACCCTCCAAGAGCGTTGATTTAATAAGATTTTATTTTACCTTTTTCATAATAATCTCCCTATAAAGTCACCGCATTCGGTGGCTTTTTTTGTCTTGGGATTCATGATATAATAATAAAATCGATAAGTAGGAAAAGGGAAATTGATGAATTATACAGTTGAAGAAAAAGAAGTCTTTATGAGAGAGGCATTGAAAGAGGCTGAGATTGCTCTTGAACACGATGAAATTCCAATTGGTTGTGTGATTGTCAAGGACGGAGAAATCATTGGCCGTGGGCATAATGCGCGTGAGGAACTGCAGCGAGCGGTTATGCATGCGGAGATTATGGCCATAGAGCATGCGAACCTGAGTGAGGAGAGTTGGCGCTTGCTGGATTGCACGCTTTTTGTGACCATTGAGCCTTGTGTCATGTGTAGTGGGGCAATTGGACTCGCCCGTATTTCCAACGTGGTCTATGGGGCTAAAAACCAGAAATTTGGCGCTGCTGGGAGTTTGTACGATATCTTGACAGATGAGCGTCTCAATCATCGTGTGGAGGTTGAAACGGGAATTTTGGAAGATGAATGCGCAGCTATTATGCAGGACTTTTTTAGAAATAGACGGAAAAAATAATTTTGCTTTTAAAATGAATAGGAATGTGATATAATAAATAGTGGAGCAACAGTTCTGCGTGAAGCGGGTCAGGGGAGGAATCCAGCAGCCCTAAGCGATTTGAATTGTGTGCTCTTTTTTCGTACAATTTAAAAACCCTTTAATATCAACACTTTAAAGGGTTTTTGTTTGTCTTATATGATAAAAAGGGGCAGGCGAGGGGCATAATTTATAGTTTTATCTTTTCTAACTTACTAGATATGTCTGATATCATTTTTTGAGTGACATGGGAATAAATCTCTAGTGTGGTCTTTGAGTCACTATGTCCTACTCTATCCATGATGGCAGTCAAGGGAATGCCAAGCTCAGCAAGTAGGGATATATGAGAATGTCTAAATGTATGTGTAGTTATGTTTTTTTCTATACCGATTTTTTGACCATGTCTTTTCAATGCACAAATAACCCTGGCATTTGTTATTGGTTCTCCTAGAGTATTGATGAAAATAAAATCTGTATCAAATCCATTTGTCGCATTCTCTATTATTTGCTCTTTGATAATATCTAACACTTTTTGAGGTGCTGTTATAACCCTATCGGACTTGATTGTCTTTGGTGTAGTTCTCTCTTTTTGTCTGAAATCGTATGTATGCTTGATGTGAATAGTCTTTTCAGAAAAATCTATATCTTCTTTGTAGTTTAAGGCTGCCAATTCTCCATACCTCATGCCAGTAAGAAAAAGAACTTTAGCTATTCGGATATACTTTGTAATTCGATAATCACATAGGGCTTCGTCTTTTAAATTTTGGATGAATAACTTAAACTCTTTTTGGTCTAAATATTTTGTATTTTTCTTTCTGAGTTCGTCAGATGTAATTACTTTTCTAGGCGTTTCAACAAATAGCATTTCATTTGTATCAATATAATTCATTCTGATAGCGAATTTCATTATCTGATTGAGCTTGAACTTGATTTTAGAAACATAGTTATGAGATCTCCCGTCTTGTAATAGTTGATCTATTACTTTTTGTAATAAACGTCTATCAATATTTCTAACTAGGTAGTCGCCCTCTATCTGCTTTAAAATCTCTTTTTTTACATTTTTTGAAGCATAGACTGTTGAATTTTTAACACCGTGTTTCCAATTCTCCTCGAATTCCTCATATAGTTTTTCAAAAGTTATATCAGAAACAAAATGTTGTTTTTCTCCTAACTTTTGTTTTATCTTTTCCTGCAGCAAGATAGCAGCTTGATTTCTTGCCTGGGGAGTTTTCTTCTCCATGGTCACTGAAACTTTTTTTAATTTCTCAGTATATGGATCTTTATATCGCTCAAAAAATTTGTATTTTCCGTTGGGAAGTTCTTCCATCCACATTGCGTTTACCTCACTTTTTTGTTAAAATGGGTATAAGAAAACGACCTTTTGAATGGTTGTTTCTTATACTGAAGTTCCTCACACTCAGAGTCGCCAAACTTTGCGAGTGTGGGGATTTTTTGTTTTATTTGAAAAATCTTTCAACATTATTTGCTTGCGCTTGTGTTAATTTAGTTGAAATGGTTTTGATTTCACCAGTTGTAATATTTCTTAGTAATACCGATGCTGATCCTGGTTTTTCTTCTTGGGTAGTAACTGATGTAGAATTGATAGTGCCGTTTTTTGCCCTAGCTCCACCCGCAATAGCCCCAATAGGTCCCGCAATAACTCCTCCTAATAGAGTACTACCAACTCGACCTTTTTGTTTGTTTTTTCCTGTAGTGGTTGTGCGCTCAATAACTGTAGAACCAGAAAAACTAAAGTTTTCAAATTCATAGAGTACAGGTTCTTCTGAGTATAGACCGATGTAGTATTGGCCATCAACTGTTTTTCTGATAGTAGTAGAACTAGTGAACTGATTTGATGCTGGTAATGTGATTTTTGTTTCTAACGATGCTTTTTTTCTCATTTCGTTAGCTTTGTCTAATCCTTCTGCAGTTTTATCAACTGCAGTTTTTGCTAATTCTTTTAATTTTTTGAAATCCATAATTTTATCCTATCAATTCATAATATTCATCAATGACCATCAATTCGTCTGTGACTGTTCTAAGTTCATGTTTTTGCATGAAATGAAGATAGTTAAATGATTTGAGATCATCCGATAGCGCAAGTTCTTCTTCTAACAACTTGTGGATCATGTGCCTATTGGCTTCATTCTCGCATCTAGTGTGGTTGTTTTTATATAGTGTACTAGAATGTTCCAGATGTCCTAATTCGTGGTATATGACTCGTTTTTTTGCGTCTTCGGACAGTTCACGGTTTATAAAGATAATACTGATTTCTTTGATGTAAACTCCAGGTCTTTGCCAAAGTTCATTATCAAAGTAAGCAAGATTGACACCGTGGGAGTCTACAAGCTCTTCAATAGTCATAGGCTATCTACCTCTCAAATAAATCTCAATGATGTTCTGGATGGCATCGATGTCTTCCTCTGTAAGTGGCTTACCATCGAAGGTCTTGGCATTCTCTGCCATTTTTCGGAGGTCATCTGATGTATACCCTGCAATTGTATCATCGCTTACTATTGCTGGATTATCTGTACGACCTAGAAGATAATCTGTGGACACGTTGAAGTAGTCGGCGATTTCTGAAATTCTTTCAGCGTTGGGTTTTTGTGATTTCAACTTATACAGTGTATTTCTACTGTAACCCAAATCTTCTTCTAACTTCATAAGAGAAATTCCACGATTATCAGCAAGTTCTTTGATTTTTTCGTATGTCGGAAACATTGTTAAATCAACCTTTCTGGAACATAACAAAAAATATTTCAACTTTTTAGGTGAAAAGTGTTGACATATCACCCAATTGGGTGTAAAATAATTTTTGTAAGTGAATGAGTTAGTAAAAAACGAAGTTAAAACTTATCTAAAAATAAAATAGCTTTGGCGAGCAAGAAAATTGATAGATATAAGGTTTTATCAAGGTTTTTAATTATGCTTTCATTTTAACCTTTTGGGTGAGATATGTCAAGTATTTTATAAAATTTCTAACTCATTTTCTTACTTTTTGAAGAAAGGAGGAAGATGAATGTCGAAAAAAGAAGCGTCTCCAATATCTTTAAAGAATCTAAAAAACGATATTCAAAGTTTTGTTGAGAAGGTCGCTGATGAAGCTATTCAACAATCTGAGACATATTCGCAAGCAATTTTGCTAGTTTCTAAAAACACTAGTTTTTCAGAACATGGCTTAGCAATGACAAAGGCTATCCAAGACGAAATCACGAAGCGTGCCTTGAATAGCCATGTGTAAAAATTATATCGCTTCGATTTTGACAATTGAAGCAGAAGCGTAGATGGTTGATGGTTTTTCAACATCGAAGAAAAATGAAGCGTTTGCTACTATTTCTAAAAAGCTTGGAATCAAACCATCGTGATGATGATACCAAAGTCCACTAAGTTCACCTAATGAAACTGAGTTGTTTGAAGTTTTCCAAGTTTGAAAAGTTTGTTCTTCGTGAAAAACAGCTTCGGTGCCATCTGAAAAAGTAACTTTTATTCTATGCATATAATCCTCCTTTCTAGTTTTATTATAGCAGAAAGCGAGGAAAGATAAAGAAAAGAAAGGAGAGAAATATGCCAAATATGGATGGTGGACGTCAAAAAATCAGAGATTATCTGAAAGAGCATAATTTGACGATGGCAACGCTAGCAGTACAGTATAGCATGGCTCGTCAAGATGTAACTAATATCCTGAATGGTAAGCTGAAAAATCCACAAGCAAATCAGTTCATTGCTCGGGTTATTGAAGATTTTAAAATTCGGTAACGCAAAAAGCACCTAACAGAAGTCAGGCGCTAATCAAAATAACTAACTGAATTATATCACGAAAGGAGCAAAAATGGAAGCAGTTGAAATTGTAAGAATTAAAGATGTGATCATTGAAAAAGTTTCAGCCAATGATGAAGAATTGGAACACATCTTTGGATGCTCAAAGCGACAAGCGGGAGACATGAGACGCGAGATGAAGAAGCTACCTAGCCAACAGAAGCATCTTAGGAATGATGGGCAACTTGTAACTATTAAAGGTTTTGACGAATATCTGCAATATCGTGGGACTCAAGCTTGGGAAAAAGAAATGGTGAAAAGCAAGAAAATGAGGTCAGTCGGATGAACCTACTAGCAAGAATTAAAAACTACTTTTCAGAAGAGGTCGAAGAAACCAATCTCGACTGGAAAGAGGTCGCTCTGGACCTCAATCAATCACTGATTGAATCACAAGAAAAACTTCAAAAAGCGAATCAAGAAATCGCAGACTTGAAGAAAATCGTAGCAATCTATAAAGAGAAGGAGAAAACAAAATGATGGAATACATTTACTTAGTAACAATCGTAGGAATCGCGCTCTGGTCTCTGGTAAATACGCTGGATGACCACGCTGAAATGAAGCAGAAAGAGCGTCAGCTGATAGCTAACAATATCGCACGCATGAATCTGAGAAATTCAGATAAGCAATTTACGTACGACGTGCAACCGCCTGTAGGACTAGTTAAGGAGTAGAAGATGGTGACAATCAATAAACTAGAAATCGAAAACGTCAAGCGTGTTAAAGCGGTCAAATTAGAGCCGTCAGCGACTGGATTGACAATCGTAGGTGGAAATAACAACCAGGGGAAAACAAGCGTACTGGACGCGATTGCTTGGGCGTTAGGTGGTAACAAGTACAAGCCTAGCCAAGCTCAGAGAGAAGGAAGTGCAATCCCGCCTAGCCTAAAAATCACGCTATCAAATGGCTTGATTGTGGAGCGAAGTGGTAAGAACAGCACTCTCAAGGTCATCGACCCAAGTGGCAACAAGGCTGGACAAAACTTGCTGGATAGCTTTGTGGAAGAGCTGGCCATCAACTTGCCGAAATTTATGGAGCAGACTAGCAAAGAAAAAGCTAAGACATTGCTGCAAATCATCGGAGTTGGTCCGCAATTGGCTGAACTGGAAATGCAAGAAAAATCCAAATATGACGAGCGCCATGCAATCGGTGTGATTGCTGACCAAAAGGAGAAGTTCGCAAAAGAACAACCTTACTATCCTGACGCTCCGAAGGAACTCGTTTCGATTGCGGAATTGATTCAGCAGCAACAAGCTATCCTTGCGAAAAATGGCGAGAATGCCCGCAAGCGTCAGAACTTGGTATCTATCCAAAATCAACACGACTCAGCAGCTGCAGAGGTTGAACGATTGGAGCAATTGCTGGCCGATGCCAAAGAAAAAGAAAGTCAGTTAGCTCAAGACTTGGCTATCGCGAATACCGATGCCATGGATCTTCTCGATGAATCAACTGAAGAAATCGAACAGAACATCGCAGAGATTGACGAAATCAATCGTAAAGTGCGTGCTAATCTGGACAAGGATAAAGCCGAAGAAGATACCAAGGATTATCGCGAGCAATACAAGGAACTTGATAATGTGATTGATGATATCCGTAAGCAGAAGACAAACTTGCTCACCAATGCAGACTTGCCATTGCCGGGCTTGTCCGTGGATGACGGCGAATTGCTCTATCTTGGTCAGCGTTGGGATAACATGTCTGGCAGTCAACAACTACAAGTAGCGACTGCAATCGTGCGTAAATTGAAGCCAGAGTGTGGATTCGTGCTAATTGACAAACTGGAACAAATGGATCAGCAGACTTTGCAAGAATTTGGTTCATGGCTTGAGCAAGAAGGCTTGCAAGCAATCGCGACTCGTGTATCAACAGGAGACGAATGTAGCATTCTGATTGAAGACGGTTATAGCGTGAAGCCAGAGGTGACACAAGCACCAAAAACATGGCAAGGTGGATTTTAAAAATTAAAGGAGAACAACCATGAAACAACAAAAAACTTTTATCGTATTACGTGACAAAAAAACTGGATATTTTTTATCAGCTTATAAAAATCGGACGGGTCGTCTAGCTTATGAAGCGAGCTGGGTAGAATGTGTAAACGATGCTTTGATTATTCCAGAAGATCGCTTGATTAAAGAAGAAAATATTTACAAAGGAATGGCTCGTATTTTTGAAGCCGAGTTAATTCGTGTAAAGGCTGAATTCTTAATTGAAACATTAGACGGAAAAGAACCTAACGAACCGCTTCAGAATGTTGATGATATCAATAAAGAAAAGTTTTTGCGCTCACTGGTAGAAGGAATTTTTGGAGGTGAATAATGCAAATCACTAGAGGAAAACGGGCGCGAGCTCAAAAGGTAGTTATCTACGGTCCAGAAGGAATTGGCAAGTCCACGTTTGCTGCTGAATTTCCAAATGCTGTCTTCATCGACACGGAAGGTTCGACAGATAACATGGATGTGGCTAGATTAGACAAGCCGACCAGCTGGACCATGTTAATCAATGAGATTGCTTTTATCAAGGCGAATCCGACAGAATGCGGAACGCTCGTCATCGACACAATCGACTGGGCAGAAGCTTTGGCAGTTAATTACATCTGTTCGCAACATGGCAAGCAAGGGATTGAGGATTTTGGCTGGGGCAAGGGGTACACCTTTGTACAAGAAGAAATGGGACGTTTCTTAAATAGTCTGTCTGACTTGGTTGATATGGGTATCAACGTGGTATTGACTGCGCACGCTCAGATTAAGAAATTCGAGCAACCGGACGAGATGGGTTCTTATGACAGATATGAGCTCAAACTCGGTAAAAAGACAAGCTCCCAAACCGCACCACTCGTAAAAGAATGGGCAGATATGGTTCTATTCGCCAATTACAAAACCTTAGTCATGACGGCAGAGAACGGCAAGAAGAAGGCGCAGGGCGGTGAGCGTGTCATGTATACCAATCATCGACCGGCTTGGGATGCTAAGAATCGACATGGTTTACCAGATGAATTACCGTTCCATTATGCAGGGATTGCTCATATCTTTGCGAATCAACAAATGCAACCTATTCCGCCACAACCTCAAGCGGACACTCCAGCACCTCAGCAAACGGCACAACAAGCCCCTGAACAAGTTCAAGAAGAATTACCTCTCGATATGTCACAGGTGGCTGAAAAGCCTCAAAATGAAGCTCCTAGCGAACCACAGGTAACTCCTAGACAGTATCACGCGAACTTGCCAAAGAGTTTGACGGACCTCATGTCTCAAGGTAACGTGACAGAAGAAGAGCTCCAAAAAGTTGCATACATACGAGGTCACTTTCCGCTGGGCACACCAATTGAAAACTTCCCTCCTGATTACTGGGATATGATTGTGGCACATTGGCAGGCAACTATGGAAGTTATTCAAAACCAAGTGCGAGCAGATCCTGAGCTGCCCTTCTAGATGTAGATTCTGGGAATTAGAAATCATAGCAAAATATAATAAGGAGTATCTATGAAAGATAAAACTATTAAAATTGATTTGTCAAAAATTGCAAATACAGCCTTACAAGAAAAGGTTGACAAAGAACTTGAAAAAGTCCTTGAGAATATTCTGGATCTCAATACAGAAGCT